CGTGGTTCTGCCCAGTGGCTTAAGCAAACATTGGCAGATGAGATCATTGAACGTACAAAAAACATACTTTCAGTAAATGCAATAAAGGCAGCAAATCGTGTAGTCTCCACAATTGACAATCCCGCCCCCGAAAGAGGTGACGAATTACGGCTAAGAGCCGCTGAATCGTTGCTTAACCGCGTAGGAGTTGCAAAACAAGAGACACACAACCACAATGTCACGGCAGTACACGGTGTAGTTCTGTTGCCGCCCAAAAATGAAGTAGTGATTGATGGCTGAAGAAGCCCCCAAGAGGCGCGGTAGACCAAAAAAAGACCCTAATGCGCCCAAAGCCACATATAATCTGTCTACAAAAGAGCGTGCAAGACGCGCGGCGACGAAACGTGTTAATGCCGCCAAGAAACGCGCAGAGAAATCAACCAAAGCAGCAGAGGATAGACGCAGATATGCCCGAAAGCTCGAACAGCAGACTACAAAGGTTGAAAAGGCTCTTGTTGGCAACGGTTCTGCCACAATCGATCTTGGGGATTTGGATGCACTGCCAGACGCAGTGTCGGACCTTGTTGCAGAAAGTGAAGTCGTTTTTCAACCGAATGATGGACCTCAAACGGACTTTCTATCAGCGGGTGAAAGGGACGTACTCTACGGCGGTGCAGCCGGTGGTGGAAAAAGTTTTGCACTTCTTGCTGATCCGCTACGTTACTGTCACAATCCTAATCATCGTGGTCTTCTTCTCCGTCGTACACTGGATGAACTTACCGAACTAATCGACAAGTCTCGTCAACTGTACCCCAAAGCCTTTCCGGGTGCAAAGTTTCGCGAATCCAAATCAACATGGCATTTCCCGTCCGGCGCAACAATTTGGTTTACCTATCTGGACAAAGACAAGGATGTTACCCGCTTTCAGGGTCAGGCATTCAACTGGATAGGCATAGATGAGATTACCCAGTATCCTACACCCTATGTCTGGGATTACCTGCGTTCTCGCCTTCGTACTACTGATCCTGAACTCCAGCAACACTTGTACATGCGCTGCACTGCCAACCCCGGAGGAGTGGGTGGTTGGTGGGTCAAGAAAACATACATTGAAGGTCTGGAACCAAACAAGCCTTTTCCTGCCTTCGACATAGAAACAAAAAGTCCCTTTCTGTGGCCTAACGGACACGAAAAGGCAGGTCAGCCGTTGTTCTTTCGTAAATTTGTCCCGGCACGGTTGACCGACAATCCCTACCTGATGGCAGACGGCCAGTACGAGGCCATGCTCAGGTCGCTCCCCGAAGTCGAACGAAAGAGACTTCTCGAAGGTGATTGGGACGTGGCGGAGGGAGCGGCCTTCCCCGAGTTTTCGAGATCAAAACATGTGGTCGAACATTTTGAACTTCCAACCAACTGGCCCCGTATACGTGCGGCAGACTACGGCTATGCGAGTCCGTCGTGCGTTCTGTGGGGGGCTATTGACTGGGATAATAACATATGGATTTATCGCGAACTATATGTCAAACACTTGACAGCAGAGCAACTGGCCGATAAAATAACAGAAGCAGAACAACTTGATCCAACACCACACTACACTGTGTTGGACTCGTCGTGCTGGAACAAGACAGGATTCGGCCCGTCTATTGCAGAGACAATGATGAGAGCCGGTGTTCGTTGGACCCCCTCTGATCGCAACCGTGTCCAAGGCAAGATGGAAATACACCGCCGTCTTGCTGACGATCCCTACACAGAAGAACCACGGCTACGTATCTTCTCAAGTTGCCAAAACATAATCAAGCAACTTGCTGGCATACCTCTTTCCAAATCCAACAGCGAAGACGTGGATACAAAGTCCGAAGACCACGCCTACGACGCTCTGCGATATATGCTGATGACACGCATGAGCGGATACACATCTATACACAAACAACTTGGTGCAATCAAGAGTCAAGTGTACCAAGTCCAAGATGAAACATTCGGTTACTGATGGCAAGAGCTAATTTTACAGAACAATTTGAAGCAATGTTGATGGCTAGTGAGGCTGGCCGTCCCGCAACTATTGACAACACACCGCTTCGAGAATTGATAGAAAATCGATCTCCTGCTGACTACAAGGGGGGTGTAAAATCAAAAGTCAATTCAGCCATTCGATTCTTTACGACTGCAGGACTGATTGATAAAACGCCTGCAGAGATAGCTGCAGACCCCGTTGCCTTCAAAAATGCAATGGCTGAAGCTGTTAAAAAAACCAGTTCAAGTCAGGGCGGTAACAATCAGAAGTTTTTGTCTGGCATAATGGAGTCTGCTGGACATGGTACGAGTTGGCCCCGTAACACTCTTTTAGCTCAATTTGGAGATCAAGCAAGAGAAATGTTTGATCTTGATGTTCAGCGGAGTACCGTACACGGTATGCCCCGCGACGTGTATCAAAGACTAAAAGAATCTGTTATTGCACTGAATGCTAGTGGAGACAAGGAAGCAGCCACTCAACTTATCATGCACATGTTGGGTGGATACCGTCCAGCAGACCTCAATGACATAAAACTAGAAAATCTTGATTTTGAAACTGGCATAATACGAAATGTAGAAATTAAAGACGCTGGCAAAACTACTTTGAAGACCCTTATCCTTCCTGACCCGATACTTGATGCAGTAAGAGATTTTGCAGGGGATAGACGCACAGGACTTTTGTTTGAAGACACGAAGCGCAACGCAACCCGTATCAATGCTATGTTTGATAAAATGTTCCCTGCTGATTACTTGACAATATCAAGTGAGAAACTTGGAACACGCACAGAGCCTATGCGCGTAAAAAAACTGCGTAATGTTAATGAAAGTATTCTGTCAGCCCTGCAGATTCCTCTAGAAGTCAGAAATGTTTTGACAGGCCGTGCGCCAGCGACCGTTGGAGAGGCTTATGCTGACGATATTGCACAATTAGAATTTGTTAAAGACACAGGAGCTAATAGCCTCGCCATCTTTACAGGAGGATCAGCTACTTCTAGTCCCGCTCAATTCATGGCTGATCTAGGTGTAAAAGTATCATCTGAATCTACAAGGGGCATACGAGTAACCCAAAATATTTTGCGACGTGCAGGTTTGACTGCGTTTGTCGAAGAAACAGACCCAGAATATTTGAAGACGTTACCCCAAAGCGGAAGCCTTACGGGTAATCAGCCTATTGAATCTGATCCTAAAGTTACAGAGGCACAAAACAGAGCAACAATTGCAAGGCTTGAAAAACAAGAAGGCGAAGACATAATAGCAACCGCTGAAAGGGCCGATGAGGTAACTGCTGCAAAGGCAAAACTTGCCCAGACTAAAACGGAACAAAAAGCCGAAGCAGCCGCAAAGACCAACGAACAGACCCGTAGTTCGTTGCTTAACAAGGCTATGAAGTATGGCAAGCCAATTTTGAAAGTAGTTGCTCCCCCTGTAGGATATGGTGTAGCTACGTTTGCTGCTGATCAAACACGCTCTGCTGTTGTAAACTCGGCACTCGCTGATCAAGCACGTAGACTGGGTATTCCTGAAGCTGCCATTCAAACTGCAGGGGTGGTAGCAGGTGCTACTGAATTCCTACCTGTTACTCCTACTGATGTGATAAGTGTAGCAAAAAGCATACCCACAGACCCTTCAATGATGCAAGAGGCTCGTATGAGACAAGAGTCACGTCAGTTTGATTTCGGGGACGAGTTTGGAAACATTGACCCTGATACAGGACAAGCTATACCTACCGCTCCAGTCAATATTCCCGATCCCGCACCTCCTGCACGACCTAGCTTTATGGAAGCGGGGGCAGCAAAAGAACGAGTAAACCTTGCTACACGAGCCGCAGAGCAAGGACAAGAGACAACAATGACCGGCTCATTTCTCAATAACCCCTAATCTAGATAAACGAGGATAGTTATGACAAATCTAAACATGGGTGAAGCGTACATTATGAACTCGGACAAAGTATCCGTAGATGATCAGATGGGCGCAAACAAACTGTATCGTGAAGGTCTGGAATTCGACACTCGCGCTCAGACTGGTGTTCTGACCGAAGACATGCCGAAGCAGATGACCAAGGGTGCAGTTGATCCTTCGCTGTTTAAGATGGCTGAAGAACGCGACTACTAAGAGGTAAGTCGATATGGCTGACAACTTTCTGGAACCGGCTGACGATACAGCAGTTCCGCTCGTAAACCCGGAGGAGCAACTTCCGGGCCTAGCGGCGTATGTAAAGAATAAATTTGAAGACGCCGAAAACGGACGTTTTGCCTACGAACAGCGTTGGCTGCAAGCGTACAAAAACTTCCGTGGCATCTACGATTCTACTACACAGTATCGTGACTCCGAACGATCCAAGGTGTTCATTAAGATCACCAAAACAAAGGTGCTGGCAGCGTACGGTCAGATTGTAGATATTCTATTCGCCAACAAAAAGTTTCCGATGGTTGTCGAACCAACTCCGGTGCCAGAAGGTATCGCAGAATTCGCACATTTGCAGACTCCAATGGATCAGATTGTGAATCAAGCGGCTCCTGACTCGTACGGATTCCCCGGAGACGGCAGAGAGTTTGGCCCGGGGGCATTAGAAGCGACTCCATCTATGGATTTCCTTGGCGGCTTAAAGGGCCGTTACAGTAACGCTCCTATTGTCGAGGGTCCATCTCTAATGGGAGAGCCACAGATAAGTCCAGCACAAAAAGCTGCACTTAATATGGAGAAGAAAATCCATGATCAACTCCTTGATACAAGTGCTGTTAACGTCCTTCGATCTTCTATTTTCGAATCTGCTCTTCTGGGAACTGGTATCGTAAAGGGGCCGTTCAATCATTATAAGCGCGTTCACAAGTGGAAAAGGGACGAAGAGGGCAGAAGGTACTCTCCCTATGAAAAAATTGTTCCACGGATTGAATACGTATCTGCGTGGGACTTTCATCCTGACCCCTCTGCCACTACGATAGACGATTGTGAATACGTAATCCAACGTCACCGCATGAATCGTTCTCAGTTCCGTAGTCTGATTGCACAGCCTTTCTTTTACAAAGATGCAATCGAAGAATGTCTTGCGAAAGGACCGAACTACGAAGACAAGTACTACGAAGACACGATCAGAGAAGAAGAGACTGAAGCATATTATCAAGGCAACCGCTACGAGGTACTAGAGTATTGGGGTGTTATTGACTCCAAGATGGCCGATGAGGCAGGTCTAGACGTGGCGAACAGCATGGACGAGTTCGATCAAGTACAGGTCAACGTCTGGGTATGCGGCACAATGGTGCTGCGTTGCGTTATGAATCCGTTCACACCCGCACGCATTCCGTATCAAGTGTTTCCGTATGAAATAAATCCCTATCAAATTTGGGGTGTAGGCATAGCAGAGAACATGGAAGACGCACAGATGTTGATGAACGGTCACGTTCGTATGGCAATCGACAATCTTGCTCTTGCTGGCAATCTCGTGTTTGACGTAGATGAGGCAAGTCTCGTGCCGGGACAAAACATGGACATCTTCCCGGGCAAGATATTCCGTCGTCAGTCGGGCGTTACAGGCACGGCGATCAACGGTTTGAAGTTCCCCAACACCGCTGGCGAAAACATACAGATGTATCAGATTAGTCGTCAGCTTGCAGATGAGGAGACAGGGCTACCGTCTATTATGCATGGTCAGACAGGTGTAACAGGCACGGGACGCACAGCATCTGGTTTATCTATGTTGCTAGGTGGCGCAAGTCTGTCTCTCAAAACAGTTATCAAGAATATCGACGACAGTCTTCTAAAACCACTTGGTGAAGCATATTTTCAGTGGAACATGCAGTTTAACGAAGACGTGCCTGACATCGAAGGCGACCTCGAAATTAAACCTCGCGGCGTGGCAGCGGTTATGCAGAAAGAGGTGCGTAGCCAGCGCCTCACCACACTGCTTCAAACGGTATCAAATCCGATGTTGGCACCCTTCATCAAGATTCCAAATCTGATGCGCGAACTCGCTATTGCACAGGACATTGACCCAGACAGTCTCGTAAACGACGTAAACGAGGCACAGATATTCGCAGAGATGTTGAAGGGATTAGCTAATGCTCAACAAGAAGCAAGCCAGCAAGGTCAGCCAACTGGTGACCAACAAGCAGGCATGGGACAGTCTGGAGGAGTACCTCCGGGAGCAAATCCAAATGACGCTACGGGCACTGGTGGCGGCACAATCGGAACTGGAAGTGTTCCGGCTGCAGGGGAAGATAACTTCACTGGAACAGATTAAGGGGCTGAAGGCTGATTACGAAGCCGCAGTAGACGCACGAAATGACTGACGCGATACGAGGTCTGTTACAAAATAGATTGTCTCTAGAGGCAGGCAGGGTAATCGCCGGTCAAGTCCCTACTACACCGTCCGCACGTCCATCTGCAAGACCCGGACCAAAGCCCTTTGAACAGCAGGAACTGTTCCCTGTTCGTCGTGTTACTGACGTTTCGCAAGAAGCTGTAAATGAATTTGCACAACAAGAAGAAGGAGAGGGCGGAGGATACTCTGGTACGGGACATCCTATATCCGGTGCAAAACCCCTAGACTTGACTGTTAGACCCTTTGTAAGGGGCACTGACCGGCCTGAAGATGTTCCGGGTAGTGTACCCCCGGGAGTTAACGCAGCCTACGCAGGACAGCTTATACAGCAAGCATTTGGGTTTGGGGGTTATAAGTATAATCCTTTGACAGGTAGAGTCGAAAAAGATGATGTTAGAACTCTTTCTTTGGCTGTGCCGCCAGCAATGGGGATTTTTATGGGATTTGGGCAGGCCATAAACCGTAAAAATTTAATGCGTATTGGTCGTATGGCGGATGCACAAGAAGAGGGCTATGCGTTAGGTATGCTTGGTAATCAGGTAATAGGAGTCTCCCCCGCGCCTGTAGGCAGTGGATACGTTCTTTCAGGGGTGCTGCCACAAGGACTTGATCATCGACAAAGGCAAACTATTACAGAGCAATTACTAGGTATCTCCGAACAAAGTCGTTCACAGTTTAAAGCAGAACAAGCAGAACGTCAGCGTAGAATTAATCAATCTCAAGCTGACCAAGTAGAGATTGAATCCGGTGCAGGACTGTTTCAACCGGGAGATAAACCCGCACAGCCCGATTCTCGCTTCACTACTGCAACGGAAACTAGTTACGCAACTGATCCGGGTGAAAGTCCATCTCCTTCTTCTTCAAGCAATTACGGCTCTTCTTACTCTTCTACAGATTATTCGTTTGAAGATGTGCGCGGTAGAGCAAAAGGTGGACCCGTTCAACGCACAGGTTTTGTCGAAGGTTCTCCTGATAACTATACTAAAAGCGAAACTGTAGCCGACACAGTTAACACACAAGTGCGGGAAAACTCTTTTGTGCTTAATGCTCCTACTGTAGAAACTTTGCAGCAGGCAGGCATGTTACCCAAAGGGGTTGACAAATCAAATAAAAACACTACAATAAAAGCAAATAAGGGTGGCTTGATGCCCGTAGCCCTGTCTAAGGGCGAGTACGTCATTGAACCCGAAGAAGCCCAACGCATTGGGTACTCCTTTCTCGAAAAGCTAAATGATCAAGGCAAAGCCGAAGTAGATCGTCGTCAGTCTGCCGCAGATGGTGGGGCTATTGACGGATACAGTAACGGCGGAAATACAGGGATGCTGCGTTACGCAGGACCACTGTCTATGATCGAGTTGATGAAATCTGGTTTAAGTACAACTACGCCAGAAGGATTCATAGGTGGACCTACCACGTACGACGGACCTTACCCCTCTTCGGAAACTGATGCACCCCCCGAGCCTATTTCTCCATTACTGATTAACGGCATTGACGTAGGAGCGGTGCAAAAAGCCCTGACCCTTGTGGAAACTAGGGGGTACGAAGATCGAAACGAAGGATATTTCTTCACACGCTCTGATGCAGCAGGAAAAGAATCCTCTGCATTTGGACCTCTCCAGATTACAAAAAAGACACTTGAAGCGATGATAATTGACAATTTTGGTCAGTTGGAATTAGCATTTAAAACTGAACCGGGTCTTAAAGAATACTACGATAAGTTAATTGTAGAAGGTCGCAACGCAGTTAACGTGCGGAGATACGGAGACATCTACGAAGGCCCAAAGGGTAAATCAAAGCCGACGAACGCATCAGAGGAAGAAAAGGCTAAGTATCGAGGATTAGGATACGGAAATATACCCTTAGAAGAACACAAAAAATATTATCCTATCGTTGCTGGTTTGTATATGAACTACAAAGCAGGAATGAGTAAGTCTGAAGAAGACTTGGTACGGCGGCATTTTGGCAACGATGCGTCAACTAAAAAGTACTACGCCGCTAAACAGGAACTAGGTCTTAATTAATTGAATTAGTCAGCTACCCGCCAGTGCGGCCCTGACACAACCGGAGCGGCTACCCACAGCCAAGTGGCCCCGCATGTGAGGTAAATCAAATGGCAAAAAAAGTTCGTGGCATTCGTGCCAACAAACCCAACGACTCCTTTGGAACTATCAACAACGACGCTCTTTACAAGGGTAAGTACCGAGAAGAGGTGTACCAAGACGAAGACGACGAGGTGGTAGAACAGCAAGCGGAGCAACAAGAGTCGGATGAGCAATCCGAACCCAATTTCGTAGAAGGCGCAGAGAAAGCGGAACACGACTACAAGAAGCGTTACGACGATCTTAAGCGGCACTACGATGCAAAGGTAGAGGAGTTTAAAACAAAAGAGCAAGAGATGACGGCGACCCTTTCACAAGCTACTCGCCAAGAGAACATTGCTCTACCCAAGTCTCCCGAAGAACTAGAATCCTTCAAAGAACAATATCCCGACGTGTACGACGTTGTCGAGACGATTGCAACTATGAAGGCTGGCGAACGGGCAGGTGAACTGGAAAAAGAACTCGCTACCATCCGCGAAAAGGAACAAAACACACGGGTACAGGCCGCATACCAAGAACTAACAAACAATCATCCAGACTTTAACGAGTTGCGTACGGATGAGCGTTTTCTCCAGTGGCTAGAAGAACAGCCCGAAAACATCTCTGACGGCATCCTAAAGAACAATACTGACGCCCGGTGGGCATCTCGTGTTCTTGATCTGTACAAGGTAGATGCTGGCATCACAAGTAAGAAACGTACCAAGAAGAGCGAGGCTGCTGCAGCGGCTGTAAACTCTCCCAAGGCACGTGACATTACAGGTGAAGCAAAAGGAGAGGGGCGTATTTGGAAAGCCTCTGAAATCGGTCGAATGAAACCGTGGGAATTCGAAAAGCATGAAGCAGAACTCGATACCGCGAGGACAGAGGGCCGAATCGATTACGAAAACTAACTCTTAACCTCCAAATAGGAAGGATGGACTAATGGCTTTTAATAGCGCGTCAGGTCATAATAACCTGCCATCCGGTAACTTTACACCGGAAATTTTTAGCCAAAAAGTTCTCAAATTCTTCCGTCGCGCTTCGGTTGCAGAAGACATTACGAATACCGACTACGCTGGCGAAATTGAGAATTTTGGCGATACCGTCCGCATCATCAAAGAGCCGACCATTACGGTCTCCTCTTATGCACGTGGCACGGTAGTAAACCCGCAAGACCTTGCTGACGATCAGATCACTATGGTGGTCGATCAAGCAAACGCTTTTGCGTTTAAGATTGACGACATTGAAGAGCGTCATTCTCACGTCAACTTCGAGGCACTTGCTACTTCTTCGGGAGCATTCTCCCTGAAGCGCAAGTACGATGCGAACATCCTGCAAGCAATGGCAGATGGCGCTGGTAACACCGGCACCTCTGTTGGCACGGCTGCTTCGCCTATCGACATTACTGGTAGCGGCAACGAAGACGTTGCTGTCAACCTGCTGATGACGATGGCTCGTATCCTTGACGACCAGTCTGTTCCGGAAGAGAACCGCTGGTTTGTAGCACCTCCGATCTTCTACGAGAATGCGTTCAAGGCCGGTGCCAAGTTCGCAGAAGTTCAGGTAACTGGTGACGGCACCTCGCCGCTCCGCAACGGCCTTGTAATGGCTGGCAATATTGCTGGCTTTAACTGTTACAAGTCCACCGCCCTGAACAACTCGGGAACTGACGTTGTGACAATCACTTCGCAGGACACCACCAATGACTTTGTTGTCATGGCTGGTCA